TATTTTGATCTAGTATTTGATTATCAGCGGGTATAGTTGGGTTAGTTATCCAGCTTGGGTCTTGGTTACTAGCTGCTCGCGGCGATATCATGTCTTCATATTTTTGTAAATCTTCATAATTACTATCCGCATAACCAGCAATACCGCCTGATGCCATTTGTTGAGGCGGAGAATAAGGATTTTGAACATAATTTTGGTATGAAGGTTTAACTGGATTAGTAGTTACTGGCATACGCGATGACTGAAAATTTTGCGGTGTAAAAGGCGCAAAATAATTTGTATTAACCCCACTACCCGTAGTCGGAGTATTAAACGTGGTTGGTTTATTTAGCCCCAATAGATTAGCGCCTAGCATTACGCCGCCAGCAGTTAAAGCCCTATTATTATCCATCCAATTAAGGGCTTTACTAAAACCAGAATCAAGACCAGAACTAGAGCTTGCAGTATTTGCCGCACTAGCTATATCTGTACCATTAACGGCATTAGCCCCCGCAGTATTTGTAAACAAAGGGTTTGTAGCAACATCTGTTGATAGTGGCATATTAGCCATCGATGTAGGAGCAAATGCAGTAGCGGCAGGTCCAGCGGTAGTAGCAGCAGTTCCCCCAGCAGTAGTAGCAGCGGTTTCACCAGCAGCGCCAGCTCCAAAAGCTGTACCTAGCCCAGCGCCTCCAGCCCCTATTCCAGCACCCATCAGCATATCTTGCCCGATATTGCCGCCTGTTAATCCGCCGTAAAGACCACCAACACCCGCGCCTAGTAACCCCCCGCCAATAACCGTAGCAGCAGTAGCGCCAAGAGCATCGGCCCCAACCGCTGAACCAACAGCTAAAGCAACGTCAACGAATGCCATATTATTTTCCTTCCAATGCTAAAGTATCTATAAACATAAGTTCTAATTTTTTTATATCAGTTTCCTCTGTAGCAAATATATTCTGAAACACAACAGTCTCTAAAATATAAGCTATTTTTCGGCCTGGTTTACCAACAAACGTAGTTGGAGCAACTAACTCTACAACTTCACCAGCTTCGTTTTTTACTCTCATACGCCCTTGAAGCATGACGCATAAATGTTCTGTTTTATGGGGTTTACCAACAACTAGCGAACCGGTTGGCATTGTTACTTCTTTTACATATAAACCCGGCGCAAAATAATGTTTTTCTTTACAATCCGCTTGCGGTAAAGCTCTAAGCTCAGGTAGCAATGCTTCTAACTTTTTCTGTTCAATTAATGATAACATTTAGACTGCCGTTCCATTATAGTTGACCCATTTACTACCGTTCCACCATACAGGATACCCTAAAGTTGTATCAAAGTAAAACTGTCCAATTTGTTGGTTTGTTAGGGGTCGTTGGCTTTTTAAACCGTATTTTGGTGTCCCAAGCGCTTGAATATAGTTATTCAATTGGTTAAAGTAAAGTCTTAATACGTTTAATATTCTACTTTCAGTAGCCTGGTCATATGTTGTAGGAGCATTAGGTAAATTAGGCGGCGTTGGGGCTAGTGGGGTGCCATTGTAATTCTGGATATCGACGTTAGCCATTATCTACGCCCATCAGGTCTAGTATCAAAACGAGGCGTTCCCAACTGCCAAGCCACGCCATTTTGCCCCGTTGACTTTATTATAAATGCCATTTGCCTACCACGAAGTCTTGTAAATACTTCACCAGTAAATTGTTGGATTGTATATTCAGGTATTTGTGTATAATTCTGCGCGCTCGTTACAGTCGGATTAGCTGCGGATCCATAAGCAGAACCTGAACTGTTTCTAGGTAAAATTTGAATAGTAACTGATGGCGCATTAGAAGTAGAGCCGTTAAAGTTAACGTCAGGGAACATACGCCATACAAACCCAAAATGTTGCCCCGCATCATCTGGACTAACTTCAAAATCAGAAGATTGAATATACGATGTAATTGGTTGAGGAGTACCAGTTGATACATCGTCACAGCCATTTTCGTGGTACAGCAGTCGGCTATTGTAATCAGCTGCAATTGGGAATTGATTAATGCCAGTTTGGAACCAGGCAGACCTAGCCATCGTACCGTAAGACCAATTGTTATCTAAGTAGTTGTATATGACGTATTTATCGATAATTGTATTCGGTTGCGTATTAGACCCATTGTTTCCATCAATAGAAACATAAAACCACCAGATTTCATTAAACCCTTCGTTAGTTCCGCAAAATACTTGGAAGTTTTGGTTCTGGTTAATGTCAGCGTAAATATATTGTTTTAACGTACAAGGCAAAGTTTGTACCGTACCGTTATACATGTAAAATCGATCACGCCCCATCCAGTAAGTTGTATTATTTACTGTAATCATTGAGTTGGGGCCCATAATGGATATGTTATCCATCAAAAGCTGAAATCCCCAAACATATGGTGTACCAATATACTGCATAGAATAAATTGCTGAGTCAGTCCAAACTAAAATCTCTTGACGGGTTGAACGAGCGCCTACAATATATGAACCGTTACCGAGCGCATATTCACCAGACTGATTTGTAATTTCTGGTATCCATTGATAAGGATTACCTTGATCTGACCAACGTACAAGTAAAGGGTTAAATGATGTTGTTGGAGCGCCTGGGCTATATGGATTAGCCCCAAAACAAATAATAAATTCTTGAACGTCAGAAGCTAAAATTTGATAAGTTGAGTTAGGTATAAATGCACCTGCATAAGTTACTGTGTAACTGCCGCTAGAACTAGCTGTTGTCGTATTACTAATTGTGCCAACACCTGTAACATTATTTATTGCAGTTATATAAGTACCTACTGGGATGCCGGTACCACTAATGTATATGTAGGGGTAGACGTAAGGGGCATTAGCTGAAGTTACCGTAATACTGGTGGATCCAGAACTAAATGTAGTTGCATCGGTTAAAAGCGTTGTTGAATTTGCAAGACTTTGCAAAGACTGTGCTCGAACATTTAAGCCTTGTGCGTTTTGCCAGTAATAAATAGGTCCGCCACGAGGAGCAAAAACAAGATCAGCTCCAAAGTTATCTTGGCTCCATAAACGTAATTGTGTACCAGACGACGCATTTCCTGAAGCTGCCGCACTACCCCAACCTGTAGCTGCTGGAGTTGACGTTGATGATGTAGCAGGTATAAATACAGTAACAGCCCCACCCCCAGTTGCGGATGTAACTGAACCAGAATAAGCAGCTGATACATTAATTGTGTAAGTATTCGCCCCAGTAACCGTAACCGCGTAAGATTGTTGTAATACTCCTTTAGGTATCCCGCCTACTGCGGAAGCAACACTTAAGAAAGATACAGAATTACCAGTAGTTAATCCGTGCGCTGTTTGTGTAACTGAAACAACATAACTACTCGCTGTTGTTGTAAAAGGATTAGTTAAACTAAATGTAGAAAAACCCGTTGTCCCGCCCCAAGGCCCCGCACCCCAACCAGTACCAGTTGTATAAGTACTTAGCCCGCTTGGGTATAAATAATTAACAGTTACTGTTGCGCTTGCAGAAGAAGGGGCAGTTAATGCTGAAATCGTATATGTTGTAGAAGTAGGTGTAGCTGTAACTAAGTAGTTACCAAAAAATATATATCCGCCTACTGTGTATGAAGTACTAAAATTAATATAGTCGCCCACGTTTGGGCTATAACTTGTATCTGTTAAAGTGACTGTAGTAGTACCGTTAGTTGTTAAAGTAACAGAAGTATCTGTTTGAACGATAGGAGTAATATCGTTATACGCGCCACCATAATAAATATAATAGCTAGTACTTGTTCCAATTCCAATATAGTTATTACTGATACCCGTAGTAGCGCTTGACCATACCCAGATTGAACGGGCAATACCATTAAATGTACTAGAGTTTACTTGGGTCCAACCGCCAATTTTTTCAGGAAGGCCAGAACGAAAACGAACTTTATCCCCGTCGTACCAACCACCTGAATTAGAATAATCAGTACCTTCTCGATTAACGCCTGGTCTAAACTGTAATTTTTGTAACGGCATAATTTATCCTAAAACAGATAATACTAATTTAATGTTTTTAACTCTATCGTCATAACCGATCTGCCCACCATTAATCCTTTGAGTTAGCGTTTTATAATCATCTGCATCGGCGCATATATTTAGCGTACGTTTATTCCAAAACCATCCAGCAGATAAACACGCGTACTCAGGTTGTAATAATAGATCTGGATTATCTAATGCATTTACTTTAGTAGCGTTTGTAAAAGAAGCGTAATTATCACGCCCAGTCAATTGAATTAGACCACGCCCATGATACTTCCAACCATCTCCTTCTTCCATATTCCCCATGCGTCCACTATAAATACGGTTAGCAATTAACTCAGGCGTATTAAATTTTTTTGCTCCCTCAACGTCTGGAAATCTACTTGGAAAAACTTGTGATAACCGTTCTGGGCTGTAATGGAGATTTTCTTCAATTGTTTTAAAATTATTAGATTCATGCATACACTGCCCAATAAATGCAGCTTGTCTCTTGGGTGTATTAATCTCATACTTATCCATCACATCTTGTAAAGGTTGCAACCACTTTATATCAATACCTAATTTAATTAATTGTTCTTCGTTCATTTATTTGCCGGCTGAGAGTTATATAACATGGTATCTTTATCCTGACTAGTGTGGTTAGAACCAAAATAAAAACTTACTATAGCTGTCCATGCAGTTCCAAGAGATCCGAGCATCAACAGCAGCGCATCTGATTTTGTAACGCTATCAGTCATTAAGCCAACAAGTATCGCAAAGAATCCAATAGTTACGCCAATAGCCAATACGCCTGGAATAATTGATTTGGTTTGGGCTTGCATATCTCTAGCTGATTTACGGTCTTGCACCGCCAATGTTTCAAAGTTAAGACCTAGCTGTTGTGCTTGCGCTTTAAGATTAATCTCAGCAGTTTGGATAGCAGCAACTTGCTCACCAGTTAATTTGTTCTCTTCAACTGTTTTTTGAATATCATCGCCGCTCATCCCTAACGCAGATTCAAGCGCAGAAACTGCCATCCCCGCAACTGGACTACCTAATGCAGAAGCAACGGTAGGAGCTAATTTTTCAATCGTATCTAACCAACCCATATCAATCCTTTAAAAGTATAATTAACATCATACAAACCAATGCGAAAATAGTCCACCATTTAAATATGTTATCATCCACGCACGATGTCCTTTTTGGTTCGTTCTTCGGTAATAGTCCTAGTAATTTTAAATCGAATTGGTTTTTTTGTCTGCTGTAATTGCTTGATTTCCCAATGTAAAAAGGCAATTTGACTCCATAAACCAAGTTCTATTAAGAACACCACGAACCAATAAAGCGTCATACAAGGTGAAAGTAATACAAAAGATAGGTAACGATAAATGCAGCAATCCAACAATACATTTGAACCCTTTGAACATCTTTTAATTTATGCCCATAATGCGTCTGATTTTCCTTGCGTTCTCGTTCAACCACCACTTTTAACTCAAGCACTTTTGCCCACTCTTTCTCACCGTACTTAGCTTTAAAATCTTTTTCCGCCTTGTTCTCGGCTTGAATAATTTCGCTTTGGTTTTTGTACTCCTGAATCGCTCGGTAGATTACCGAGTTTTCCATTGCTTCTGCATGTATACGTTGGCGTTGGTGATCTTCTAAATCCTTTTTTGCTACGTCTTTACCATCACGCTGTATATCTTCAATTGTTTTGGTAAGACCTTTCCCCGCTTCACGAGCCTGATTTAATCCTTCACTAAGAGATTTTGCTCCTTCGGCAATCGGATTGACACTTGGCATTCACCTAACTATTCCCTATGCTGTACGTTGCCACATATAGACTACAAGATATGGCGATATTGTTGTTACCGCAGTTCCTGAACCAGTATTCGCAGTTGATGTACTTACAGTAATTCCTGTTGTTTTTGTATCTGTTTGATAGTTTGCACTACCTTGCCCAAAAAAACCTTGGCCACCACCAGAATACGCTTGATTATCAGTCCTAAATGGTAAATAAGTATTATGGAAGTGACCTGGATCTGTAACAGTTGACGTAGCGGAGTGATTATGTGCTGGTAAATTGGCGGTAGAAAGCGTTGTTGTTGCTGAACCACCTGTTTGCCCTGCTGTATATCCACCACCATTACCTAATAACATTTGTCCTGCGCCTAATGCTGACCATGTACCAAACCCCAGTAATGTTGCTGGGTTGGTTGCATTAGAGGCGTTCATATAAATAGAACCAACAGGATATGCTGCTTGTACAGCTGAAGTTGTGTTACCTTGCACAAATGCCGTTGTTGCAATATTAGTTGAGTTATCCCCAACTGTTGGAGTGGGTGCAGTTGCTACACCAGTTAAAGTGGTTGTACCTGTTACGCTTAAATTACCTACGTCTGTTACGCCTGTAGCCGTTAAATTACCGTTAACAGTAAAACTACCTGGAACTCCGTTTAATAATGAATATACACCAACTCCACTACCTGTTGCATTTAATCCATCTAAATAAACTTGCGAGATCG